GCGGTTAATGGTATGGTTGTATTGGACGACGCCCCGGATTTATCCCAAAATGTAATATCGTTGTCTTTGGCGGAATTGATTAAAACTAAAGCCCCCAAAGAGGCGACCCCGGACGAAACCACGGACGCCGCCGATACCGTCAAAGCGGATGCGGTTGCCCCGGAACAAACGCCGGAACCGGAGATTAAGAAAACAAAGATTGTGAAACGCACCGGGGAAACGGCAAAGGAGGCGAAAAAGAAGCCCGACACGGGACGAAAGACGGAAAAACGGACTGTTGCACCGGAAAAGGAACAAAAGCCCGCAAATGCGCTAAAAAAGCCCAAAAACGAGAATAAGAAAAGATTGTTGAACGACGACCCCGAAATATAAAGAGCATGAAAGGACGAATAATACGACCTGAAGCGGAAAAATCCCGTTTGATTTTGCCCCGTGTCGGACAAATAAAAATCGGAATGAAAAACGCCAACGGATACCCGCAAAGCGTGGATTATTTCATACCAACGGGAAAGTATGCCGGGTTATTTACACAGGCATACGGCGAAAAGCCCCAAACAATTCAAATCGTTTTCCCGGACGACGACCCGGCGAAAGTATGCAACGAGCGGTACGAGTACCGGGACGACGACGGACGATTGATTGCGGCGGGCGACGGCGAAACGTTTCAAGTTTGGGACGGCAAAAAGTACGAAACATTGACAACGGAGGAATACCCGAATTTGATGTTGTCTATTGCCAAGCGTTACCCCAATCGGAAAAGCAAACAGGACGGACACGACGGTTGGGAAATTACGTTGACATTGAATTTTATTGTACCGTTGGTACGTGGCGTTGCCGGGGTATGGCAGTTTTCAACAAAGGGTACGGCGTCCACAATCCCGCAAATTCGGGAAACGTTCGACGGTATGTTAGCGGAAAGGGGATTTTGTAAGGGAATTATATTTGATTTGAACGTACAATTTGCCACAACTCAAAAGCCGGGAGACCGTTCCCGCTTTCCTGTTGTCTCATTGGTTCCTAATGAAAGTGCGGATAATGTTTTGAAAGTGCGCAAAGCGTGGGAACCTGCAAAGCAATTGGATAATGAATAAAAAATGCTATATTTGCGTCGATAAAACAAACGACTACCACCGTTTGCAAAGTATTGCTAATTTATTTAGCGCAAAGCCCGTTTTCCGGTGTGTGGTAGCCCGGATTGCGGGCTTTTATATTTTAATTATGGATTTTATTATAAAAAACAAATGGATTAACGAATTGCATTTGAAAGGTAATAAGTTAATGTTGTATGCAATGATACACGCCTATTGTGTTAGATATGGCGAGTATTCAAAGGGTATTTTGTATTTATCCAAATGTTTAGGGATAAACAAAAGCACTGTAATTGATTGCCTTAAATGGTTATGCGAAAAAGGATTATTAATAAAATCAGTTCAGCCCGTAGCAGAACCGGATGTTTATAAAATATCAATATTATGAAATACACGATATTAATAAACCAATATGCCGCCGTTAATAGCGGTTTAGATTTAGATTTAATAGATTTGGCGATTTTTGATTTTATAAAAGATTTCGCCAATTGTGCAAGTTGCGTTAAGATGCACACCCCGGAGGGAATATATTTTTGGATTTCCCACAAGTTAATATTGGAAGCAATGCCGTTATTGAATATAAAGACAAGTCAAGGCATGATAAAGCGTATTGATAATTTGATTAAAGCCGGAATTTTACAAAAACATCCTAATTGCGAATTGTATAACAAAACTCTGTATTGTTTTGGTGAAAATTACGAGTTACTAACATTTACCGAAAAGGCAGCAAGGATATTAACCGGAGTTGATACCCCTAAACAAAAGTTGATGCCCCCCATAAACGAAAGTTTAGGGGTACCCATAAACGAAAGTTTAGGGTATAATAGTAATAATATAGATAATACAATAAATGATAATGAGAATACCCCCAACAACAATGTTGTCGGGGAATTATTCCCGGAAGAACAAAAGGTTGAGGAACCAAAGGAGAAAAAAACGTTATTCCGTAATTCCGACGTTTACAAAATGGTTAAATTTGAAAACGGCGTTGGCGTGGATTATTCAGAGTTTGAAAGTAAGTTTGCGACACCGGAATTTGAAAAGGTCGATTTGGTTTATTACTTTCATTCGGTTAGCGATTGGAGCGACCAAAAGAATATGAAGCGCACTAAAAACGGTTGGTTGGCGACCGTCCGCAATTTCATACGGGGGGACGTCGAAAAGAAAAAGTTGCATTTGAAACCCGAATACAAAGCCCCAACGCAAAGATTGAACGTTGCCGGGGCTATTGAGTATTTGAAAGATGATTATTAACATGGAAGCATTACCCGAAAAGACAAACAGATTGCCACAAACGTTGCCCGAAAAACGACAATCCGCCGCCGTTTTGCTTTATAGCGGAACGGCAAAAGCAATTGACGTTCGCCGGGCGATGGTTGAGTTACCGGAGGTTGCCAAAGCATTAACCCCGGTTGAAAAGTATATTTTCGTGGCGTCCACAAAAAAACAGATTGCCGAGATTGACGACGAAACGTTGATTGCCAAAACCGGGCAAATGTTCCGGTTTATCGCAATGGACGTGGGGTTTATCATTCCCACGGAAAACCGGGACGATTGGACGTATATTTGTACCCGGTTGTTGGATTTGCTCAAACGCTATTATTCGCAATTAACATTATCCGAGGTTAAATTAGCGTTTGAATTGCTGATTACCGGGGAATTAGACGACTATTTGCCAAAGGATAGGGACGGCAACGCCGAACGGAAACATTACCAACAATTCAACGCCGATTATTTCGCAAAGGTATTGAACGCATATTGCCGGAAACAAAACCAAGTTATCGGCAAAGCATATACAGCGTTGCCGGAGCCGAAAAAGGAATTGACGCCGGAGGAAAAACGGTATTATCACAACCAAACCGTCGCCCGATGTAGGGAGGTATTTTTGCAATACAAATATACCGGGCGGTTTGTGTTGGGGATTACTGACGGAATGTTAATTTATGATTGGTTGCGAAAGTTGGGTTTTGCCAATGAGGTTGCCGGAACCGAAGACGACCGCAAACAAGCATTTGCCCGATATATGCAACGTGTCGCCCGTGGGTTCGTCAACAAGTACGAGGCGTACCACGTCCAACGTAAGGGAACCGACGCCCCGGAGTTGGATTTTACGGCGTATGAGATAGCGAGGGACAAAGAGATTGCCCGGACGTTTGACCGAATGATTGCCGACGAATTACAGATTGATAACTATTTAGATTTTTGGAAATGAACAAAATAACGATTGATTGTATTATTGGGATTGACCCCGGAAAAACCGGGGGGATTGCCGTTTGGCGTCCGAACCATAAAACCGAGGTAATAAAAATGCCGGGCGACCTTATGGAGTTGCGGCAATGGTTTAATTATATGAAAAGTATTTGCCGCCCGTTGGTATTCGTCGAAAAGGTTCAATTGCGCCCGGACGACGTGAACGACAACCCCGGTAAGGCGTTCCGGGTTCAAAAACTGTTATCCGAGTTCGAGAAACTGAAAACGATAATTGCCATGTGCGACGTACCGTTTGTTTTGGTACACCCCCAAAAATGGCAAAATGAATTGAAATTGCGGGTTAAGGGGGAGGAAAAGCCGGAGCGCAAAAAGCGATACCAACGAGCCGCCGCCGATTATTACCCCGATGTTAAGGCGACGTTGTGGAATGCCGACGCCCTTATGATAATGCACTTTGGACGGTACATTTTGCACAACAACCCCCGTTGGGTTTTGGAGAATTTGCCCGCCCCGATGCACGACCGTTTGTTTTAGCCCCGTATTTCGATTATTTTGTTTGAATGGGTAAAAGTATGGCAGACGAAAACAAAAGCCCGCAAATCGAAAATCCGGCGAAAATAACGTTGGAAGAATTGGCGTACATGGTTAAACAGATGCGCCACAACCAACGGAGGTGCGAATGGAACCCAACGCCGGAAAAGATTGCAACCCGGACGGCATGGGAACAAAAAGTTGACGGCGTTATTGCCGTCTTAACAGATACGCAAATGAAATTATTTTGATTTTATCCCGGTACGACTTGCGCCGTATCGGGATTTTTTTGCCCTAACACGAAAATAAAAAAAAAATTTTGGTAATTAAAATATTTACCGTAATTTTGTGGCATGAAATAACAACGACCGGGCGTTTTCCCGGAAAATAAAAAAAGAATGAGATTAACAAACAAATAAGTAGTAACCGCCGGGGGAAACCCCGGCATAAAAGAGCGAAAAAATGATTATCAAAAAGTTAGAATTGTCGAATTTCCAAGTAATTAAGGAGTTCAACGCAGATTTTGAGGGTAATGTATATTTCATTACCGGGGACAATGAGTTGGGAAAATCCACGCTATTAAAGGCAATCGGGGCGTTGTTGACCGGGAACCGGGACGCCGTGTTGCGTAATGGCGAGGACAAAGGGTTTGCCAAAATGGTTGTCGGCGACGACGGCGAGGAATACGACGTTGAATTGCGGTTTACCAAAGCCAACCCCCGTGGTACGTTATCAATCAAACAGAAAACAACCGGGATGCGGTCGGATAACGTAAGTATGTTGCAAAAGGTTTTCGGATATACGGATTTTGACGCCGTGGAGTTTTCCCGGTGGTCTGAAACCGCCGAGGGTCGCCGAAAGCAAGTGCAATACGTCCGGGCATTGTTGCCGGAGAATGTGCAAAAACGTATTGCCGAGATTGACGCCGAGGTTATGACCGTTAAGGAGAAAAGAAAGGACGCCAACGCCGAGGTCAAGACGTACACGACCATTTGCGCCGCCGCCGAAAAGCAGTTGAAACCGGGCGACGTCAAAACGTATGCCGAGAAAATCGACATTGCCGATTTAATGGAGGAACAAAACGAGAACGCCCGGTTGATTGAGAAAGCGAAAACCGTGCGTACCGCATTGCAAACCCGGACGGAACAATTGGAGGCAATCCCCGGTCGTATCAAAGCCGCCGAGGAAACCAAGAATACAGAGATTGCCGCCGCAATAAAGTACGAGGCGGAAGCCCAAGCCGAATACGACCGGATTGTTGCCGAGGCAAAAAAGGCATTGGAAGCGGCAAAGAAAAAGAGCAAAGCCGATGCGAAAGCCGCCGCCGACAAATACGACGAAACATTGGCGCAAATCCAAATGGATAAAGCCGATTACGAAACCCGTAAGAACAACGCCGCCGCATGGTTGGCAAAGTACGAGGGAAACAACCCGGAGAATTTGGATACAGCCGAACGCCTCAAACAAGCCGAGGAACACAACAAAATCAATGCGTTGGTTGTGGACTATCTGACGAAGAAAAAGCAAAAGGACGCCGCCGAAAAGGTCGCCCAAACCCACGAAAAAAAGTTGTCGGATTTGCTCAAAGAGCGGGAAACACTTATTGCGAAATCGGAATTGCCGATTGCCGGGTTGACGTTCACGGACGACGGGTTGGAGTTAAACGGCGTGCCGTTCGTCGCCGGGAAAGTGTCGGATAGTCAGATAATGGAGGTTGCCGCAAAATTGATTATCGCAAGCAATCCGACCGTTAAGGTATTCCGCATTGCGAGGGGCGAAAGTTTGGGCGCAAAACGTCTGCAATCCCTTATCGAATTAGCCCGGAAAGAAGGGTATCAAGGATTTATAGAGGAAGTCAAGCGAGGACAGGACGATTTAATTATTGAGGAATACAGCGAAACCGAGTAATTAACCGGGGCGTCGGTTCCCCGGCGTCCCTTAAACAAAACAATATGGAAGTTAAAGAAATGACAATTGCGGACGTGTTGAAAATGCCGTTGTTTTTTGAGAACGTGAAACGCCAATTAACGAGCCTTTGGAACGACCGGGAGAAAGCCCGTAAGGATGCGACCCGGAATAATACGAGGTTGCGGGCGCACGTTATCGACCGTATGCACAATACCGGGCATTGGGAACCGGGAAATTTCGTTATTCTTTTCGCAAAAGTTTTGGATAAGGTCGCAACCGGGTATTCGTCGAGCGAACGGGCGTTTATCCGTGCGGTTGGAATGACAGCGTTTAATATCACAATGCAAAAGTTAATCGACGATGAGAAAGCGAGAAATAACGGCAACGGGGACGATAAATAATAACGGCGGGTTGGCAATGTACATGGGCGAATTAAATGAATTTTTCAAGGGTTGGAAAGGTTCCCGGATAATTGCCCGGTTTATTGTTGCGTCGCCCGGTTCGTCCGAGGCTTTGAAAGGCTATTATTTCAACTATGTTGTACCCACGTTCCGACACGCCATTTGGGAGGCGGGCGAACGTCTTACGGAGGAACAAACGGAACGGAGGTTGCGGGAGTTTTCCCCAATTATGTACGTCGAGCGGGTCAACGAGGAAACCGGGAAATATTCCCATGAATTGCGCACCGTGGCGGAATTGTCGAACGCCGAGTTAATCGAGCATATCGAAACACTCAAACAGATTGCCGCCGAGGAATACAACACGTATATTGACGACCCCCGAACGTTGTAAGGTATGTTTTGCAAGTGTAACGGAAAGCGTAAGAATTACCCGTTGGCGGGTTGGCGGATTATTCGCCACGAATACACGCCAAAGCATTACAGCCGGATAAAGTGTTTGCGTTGCGGGTGCGTTTGGATTACACGGGCAAAATATGTTGAGCAAACGCCCAACGACGACGGGCAAAAACGATTATTTTAACGAACAAAAAAGTAACGAGAGTATGAAATTTGAATTAAAAGACATTTGTTTTTTCGATTGCGAAACAACAGGAGTACCCGCAAAGGGTTTGAAATGGGGTGCGGATTTTAACCAATTCCTGCACGTCGTACAATTGGCGTGGGCGTTCGGCGACAAAGAACGCAGTTTTATAATTAAGCCGGACAATTACGAGATACCGCCGGAAACGACCGCAATACACGGGATAACGACCGAACGGGCAATTGCCGAGGGCGTACCGTTTGCCGAGGTTATCGACGAATTTTTGGCGGATGCCGCCGCCGCACCGCTTGTATGTGCGCACAACATTTATTTCGATACGTCGATGTTGAAAGCGAACATTTTGCGTTATTGCGGCAAAGAGTATTACGACGCCAAAGCCGAGGACGCATTGCACAAGGGAAAGCGCATTGATATAATGATGGAAACTATTAAATTTGTCGGCGCATTGTATCAGAATGGCAAACCGGGAAAATTCTCCAAATTGGAGGAATTATTTGCAAAGTTGTTCCCCGGCGAAACATTCCCGGCGCACGACGCATTACAGGACGTTAAGGCATTACGCCGATGCGTCCCGGAATTGGTCGAATTGGGGATTATCGAGTTGAAGCAAAAGGAATACCCGGCGGAACAACTCAAAGCGAAATTTGAGCCGGAAAAGCCCGGAAACGGGGGCATTGAGTTTTACGACCCGAACCCCGTAACGGAGCCAATCGGAACCGGGAACCCCAAGCGGGAACCGGAACCAATCCCGGAGCCTCAACGCCCGGCGGTCGCCCGGAATAAGACGACAAAGGATTTGTTGGACGAAACAGATTTTTAGAATATGGCAAAGCGAACGAAAGACGAATTTACACGGGATTGGATAATTGAAAATTCCGTTGAGATTTTGAGCCGATACGAACCCGGAGTTTTGACAATCCGTGCGTTGCATTATCAATTGGTTAGTATCGGCATGACGAACACGTTGCAACATTACAAACGTGTCGTCGCCGCAATGGAGGTCGCCCGGTGGGACGGTCGGGTTGATTTTGAGGCGTTCAGCGACCGAGATAGGGCAATGTGTGGTTATACCCACGCCGAGCCAACCAATTTGGAGGACAAACAGGACGAAGCAAAACAACAGGTTCGGGCGTGGATGCGTTCGTATGGGAAAAACCGTTGGGAAAATCAACCCTATTATCCCGAAATCCTTATTGAAAAGAAAGCATTGGAGGGCGTTTTTGCGAAACCGTGCGCCAAATTGGGCATTGCGGTTGGTGCTTGCAAAGGGTATCCGTCGTTGACGTTCTTATATGAATTGTCCGAGCGTATGCGGGACGCCATAAGCAACGGGAAACAACCTATAATCCTGTATTTCGGAGATTACGACCCGTCCGGGGAAGATATACCCCGGTCAATTGGCGAGAATTTGGAGAAATTCGGGGTTTATGGGGTTGAAATACGCCGTATTGCCCTAATGGAACAACAGGTTATCGAATGGGGATTGCCGCCCGCCCCGGCAAAGGAAACAGACAGCCGGACGGCAAATTGGGACGGATTGGGACAGGTCGAATTAGATGCCGTTAAGCCGGAAAAATTGATTGCTTTGTTGGATGATGCGATTAACGAGATATTCGACCAAGATTTGTACGACGAATTGATTGCAACGGAAGCCGAGGAACGGGAATTGTTCCAAGCCGAGTTAAAACGATACGTTGAGGAAGATTTGTAAAACCGAGCCGGGCGGGTTCCCGGCAACAAATAAATTATCAAAAATGAGCGAGAAAAAAGAAACCGCAAACGTAATGCCGATACCGTCGGAAAAGTCGTTTGCATTGTCGAAAGTCAAGACGTTAAAAGACGGCGGGTTGGATGTTCATTATGAAGTTACCGAAACAATCGGCAACGAAAGTTATACGAACAAATACCACGTCGAGAGCGCAAAGGACATACACCCCGATTTGCGGAAATGTTTCGACCGATTGCGCCCAATCATGGGACGTATTTTCAATATCACGTCCTTTTTGTCAATGGTCGAAACCGACGATTTTAAGGCGAACAAGAACCAAAAGGAGGTCGCCCGCAATTTCGCCGACGAAATGTTGAAAAACATTGAGGTTCGGGGCGTGTCCTATTCCGGTCAAGACGATAACGTTGGGGTCGTCCTTACGGGATTGTTCACGGTATCCAACAACCAAAAGACGGCGATAAATTCGCCCCGTCTGAAATTCAATACCGAAACGTTCGGTTTTGAGGAGGAATTGGAAGCAATCGTTGCGGACATTGAAAACGAGGTTTACGCATTTTTGTTCAAAGGCAAAAAGGCGCAATTGGAATTGTTCGGGGCTGACGGCGAACCCGCACCGGGTTTGGTCGCAGAGCCGGAAAAGGAGGACGGATTGTTCCCGGAGGTCGGCGACCCGGCTAACGAGGACGACCCGGAGGACGAAACGGCGGATATGTAAGCAATGGAGCCGATATTGCTAACAGACCGGGAGGAATACCAATTTGTAACCGATAGGGGGGGTTGCCCCCTATTGGATTACAAGCGGTTTACAATGGATATTCGGTTGCGTGTCGAAATCCAACGGGAATTGTTCGGGCATTGCGTTTTTGGTCGTGGGAATATCCCACAGGCAAACGAACGGTTTTTCCGGTGGGTTTGGGAGCATAAGCCGCACAGATGCGAGGAATGTTTAAAGCCGTTACGGAATTATTCCGCCGTTTATTGTTCGCATATATTGACCCGTGGAGCGTTTCCCGAAATGGCGCATGATGCAAGAAATATAAATATACTATGTTTTGAACATCATTCATGTTGGGAGAATGGGGATAAAACGAAAATGCGTATATATTCCGGCAATATGAGAATGATTGAATTAATGAAAAATGAGTATGCAAATTTGGAAAGATATTGAGGGTTACAAAGGACATTATCAAATTTCTAATTATGGCAATGTTCGTTCCTTAAAAAAGGATGCGTTTCTAATGAAAGGCGGATATTTGAAAGGATATAAAATAATTAGTTTATGGAAAAATGGAACCGGGAAAATGTTCCGTGTTCATAGATTAGTTGCGGCGGCTTTCATTCCGAACCCGGAAAACAAACCATGTATCGACCATATCGACGGCGACCGAGCCAATAACCATGCAGATAATTTGCGTTGGGTTACGGTTAAAGAAAATCAGAATAACCCAATAACAAAATCTAAATGGATTGGAAAAAAAGCGAAACCGCACCACGAAAAAGCGGTTGAGCAAATAAAAAACGGTATTGTTGTAAATGTATTTGTTAGCATACAAGAAGCCGCCCGAAAAGGCAATTTTTCGGCAACGGCAATTTGTAAGGTATGTAAAGGGAAAGGAAATTTGCATAAGGGTTATAAATGGAGATATAAAAAATGAGAATCAAAAAGAGGCAACCCGATTACGGGGCAATTTCCCGCCGTTCAATCAAAAATGATTTCAGACGGGTACAAACATACCCGGAAAGGGAGAAACGCCCGCAAATCGAAAATCCGCCCGAAATAAATGCAGAAAGACGGGTTTTGTTTGTTGGGGAAAATTCCGAGTATTACAAATTGCGTTCTTTTATAGTTGGAAAATTGGTTCGGTTAGTTCAAAAATCAAGCGTTGGCGGTTGGGTTTGTGAGTTCGTACACGACGACGACCGAAAAGCGATAAACCATGCCGCCGGATGGTCGGATAATAAGAAACAATATTTGTTGGATTGCGTAAAATTCAAGTGACATGAAAATAAAATCAAAAACCGGATATAAAATTGCGTTATACACGTTCGTGACGTTAACGGTTGCGTCTTATATGTGGGCGTTGTATAGTATCATTGTTTGGATAATTAAAGCGTTTTTTGTATGAGTGTAAACAAGGTTATTTTGATGGGATATATCGGGAAAGCCCCGGATTTTAGGGAGTTCGACAACGGGGGTTGCGTGGCGACCTTTTCGTTGGCAACCACGAAACGAGGTTATACCACAAAGGACGGGCGGCAAATCCCGGAGCGTACCGAATGGCATAACGTCGTATTGCAAAACGGGTTGGCAAAGGTCGCCAATCAGTACGTCAAAAAGGGCGACAAACTGTATATTGAGGGCGAATTGAGAACCCGGAGTTATGACGATGCGCAAGGCGTCAAACGGCATGTTACCGAGATAGTCGCAACCGATATGGAAATGTTGACCCCGAAAGCGACCGGAGCCGGGGCGCAAGTACCGCCGCCGCCCGTGCCGGATGCACCCGCCCCCGACGGAAACGACGATTTACCATTTTAAGCCGTTGACGATATGGGAGCGATAAACGGACGGGTTATTTACAGCCCAAAAGGTAAAGCCGGGGAATACGCCGAGAACGCCGCCAATTTCTTTGTCGGTTGTTCCAACGGTTGTACTTACTGTTATTTGCGCAAAGGTCGTGGCGCAAAGGTATTGGGAGGCAGTCGCCCGGAGTTGAAAAAGACGTTGCGGGAATATCCATACGCTTTGGATATTTTCAAAAACGAATTGTTGGCGCATAAGGAGGAATTGCAGAAAACGGGGTTATTCTTTTCGTTCACGACCGACCCGTTGTTGCCGGAAACGGAACGGTTGACCCGTCAAGCGGTCGGCGTATGCCAACGCCACGGCGTCCCGGTTAAGATATTGAGCAAATGCGCCGAGGGGTTGAACCGCTTCATTGATTTTGCCGAGGCGTCCGAGGGTTGGGACGTGTCCCGTATCGCTTTGGGCGCAACGTTGACAGGTTGCGACGAATTGGAGCCGAACGCCGACCCAAATATGATGCGGGTTAATGTGTTGGCACGGGCAAAACACCACGGGTTCCGCACCTTTGCAAGCGTGGAGCCAATCCCGCCGGGAATGTACGACCGGGCAATTGGGATAATCAAATTGTCGTATCCATTCGTTGACCTGTATAAAATCGGGTTGCAGAGCGGCGGCAAATATCCGAAACGGGAAATACGATTGATTTACGACACGATTACGGAACATTGGGAGGGACGCCCGGAACAACCCCGTATCTATTGGAAAGATAGTATTGTTAATCCGTTGGGGATTGACCGGGGAGAATTGCCGGGGTATTGTGTCCCTGTTAATTGGGATTTGTTTAATAATGAAAAGTGAAATACGGGTTGAGGTTCCCGCCGATTGCCGATTGGTCGGAGTAAGGACGGACGGCGATGTTGTCGTTATCATTTACGAGCCAATCCAAAACGTCCGGCAAATTGGATTTATCCATTACCCGGAACCCGACGACGAAACCGAGGAACCCGAAAATAAAAAGTAAATATGCAGTACAGCAATAAGGATTACAACCCGGAAAGGCACGACCGTTGGCGTGCGTTGACCGTAAAACAGCCATACGCAAATGATTTGGTAACGGAGGCGTACAAGGACGAAAACGGTATTGTTTACGGGAAAAAGACAATTGAAGTTAGGAGCAAAAACACGTCATACCGTGGCGACGTGCTGATATGTTCCGCAGCGTCCCCGGTTTATCCGGGAATGGAAAGCGGCGTTACTTTGGGATTGGTTGAGTTGTACGACGTAAAGCCGATAAAAGAGTTTACGCCGGAGGATTGGGAAAACACCCGGATTCCAAAGGAAAAGAGGGCGAAAATAACAAAGGGGTACGGGTGGTTGATGCGCAACCCCCGCCGGGTTATTGAATTTCCGGTTAAGGGGCAATTGGGTATCTATAATCTCGTATATACAAAAGGTTGTATTGTTGAATATCCTAAAGTTATGGTAATGGATAAAAAGGGTTATGAATTAGCAAGAAAGGAGGCACACAATGAGTAAGGACAAACACACCGTCCAAACAGGCATACACGTTGGGCGGGTCGGCGTCTATGTTTACGCCCGTGAGTATTGGCAATATCATAGTTGGCAATTTGGGGTATCCATTGATGCAATAAACGGTTACGACCGTTATGTTGATATTGAGGCGAAAATATTGTTTGTCGGCATTGGCATACGGTTTATATGGATTAAAAGAAAGGTAAAACGATGAAAGCAAAGATTTTATTGTTATCTTTGGCAACGCTTTTGTTGGGGGCGTGTCAAAGCGAGAACGAACCAACGGAGGCATTTAATTTACTTCAAAAATCCGAGAGCATGGAAGAAAGAAACGAGTTTGTAACGAATGCCACGGCGGCAATGATACAGATAAACGCCCCCCGGTATAATTGTGAGGTTGTCGAAATCGCATTAGCCGGGGGCGATAGGGTACGAATTTGCGTAAAAGGCGCAAAGGACGATTTGGACGCATTGTTTGACTATGTAAACGAAGCGGGCAAAGAATGAGAGTAAAGCAACCCGAAATATTCGACCCGAAAAGGGAGTACAAGCCCGGCGAACGTGCCATTTACAAAGGCATGGTTATTATTGCCGAGTTATGGACGAAAGCCGCCCAAAGGTTAGCAGACGACCCCGGAACCCTGTTTTGCCAACGGTGCGTCCGTTGCAAGATAGACCGGGACGTTTGCAACGGGGCGCACTTGCAATGCGATAAGTACAACAGAACCGACCGAAAAACGATATTTTGGCGGTTGGTATATCCGAAAACAGTAAGAACGAATAAAAAATTAGAGCGATGACAGAAAGTAAGTTAAACCCGTTTGATGCGGAATTGTTGGTTATGATTGGCGATATTGCCAAAAGCCAACCGGAGGTCGAGGAAAAACCCGACCGTTACGAAATCACGGTTGACACAACCGAGATACAGGGAAACGCAATTGAAGCACTAAAACAGGCAGTCGCCGGACGATTGGGAAAACGCTTGTTAGTTACCCACACGTTAGACGCCGCCGTTGTTTTCAACGTCGAGTACGACCCGACGGAATACCCGGAACAAATCCGCACCCGGTTAGTTGAGCCGGACGCCACGGCGGGAACCCGATATTGCCGCACGTTGTTAGAAGTTGACGCAATACAGGTACGCCGGGACAATTTGGACGACCTGTTGAGATTTACCGGAGGCGGAACCATGACGATACCGAGAACCCCAAACGGGCGGGCGTTTTATTCGTTCACGGACGGCAACGGCATTTTCATTGACGCCCCGGAAACGTACTACATTGTCCGGGAACCGGACGGACGATTGACAACCCGCCCGGAAAGAGAGTTTAACCGGGAGTTTGAGCCGAAAGGCGTAAGCGTACCGAAAGAACCCGGCGATAAGGGATGCGGGAATTGCGCCAACTTTACAAACGAGGACGTCAACGGGAACGGTTATTGCGAGGCGTTCAAATGCGAACAATCGTGCGGCGTTATGCCGTGCCAAGAGTACAAACCCAAAAATCAATAAAGCGATGAACAAAAGAGAAAAATTTTTGAAAGAGATTGCCGAGGTTATCAACCGTAATTCTTTGGAGGCGCATTTTAACGATACCCCGGATTACATATTGGCGAAAGTCGCAGTTGAAGCAATGGAGAATTTCGCCGAAGCGTCCGCACGGAGGGACAATTGGCACGGGTTCAAAGAAGCCGATAAGCCGGGCGAGGTTGTGCGGAATGAGGATTGCGACAATTGTACGGTTCGGGGGATTTGCCCGGAGCATAAGAAGCCGGAGGCGTTCGACGTCCCAAAGGAGGTGCGAGCAATGGCGGAATTTTTCGGCAAGATGTTCCCCGGTTCCAA